CTTCGGCACCGCGTCAGCGGCGGCCCACTAATTCGCGCTCCGGCATACGACCGCGACCTCCGCCCAAACTGAGCGAGCGGAACGGGCCGGACACGAAGGGAGGCGGGGCTGCACGGTCCCGCCTCTTTCCTTCTCAAACCCTAGGTGGGGCACAGATGAACAAACTCCTCGCGACCACTGCGGTCGCCCTCTTCCTGCTCGGCGGCCAAGCGCTCGCCCAACAGACCTCGACTTCCGACGCGGCCTCGACCGCCCAGCAGCAGCAGGGCCAGATCGAGACCCAAGGCCAGTCGAACACCAACTCCAACGGCGCGAACACCAACGGCCCGCAGACCACCACGGTCGGTCCGCAGACCAGCACCTCCAACGCCGCCTCCGGCGCGGTCTCCGGTTCGCTGTCCAACGCCAACAACGGCGGCCAGCAGACCACCGTCACGGCGGCCCCGGTCTCCTCGTCGGCGAACGACACCTCCAAGTCGAACTCCGAGGCGAACTCGGCCTCCCTGTCGCACTCAGTGGCGACCGGCGGCGCAGGCGGCGCGTCCACCTCGACCGCCGCAGGCGGCCAGGGCGGCAGCTCCACCTCGTCGGCTCAGGGCGGCGCGTCCAACTCGACCTCCAACGGCGGCGCATCCAACGCCAACGCCACCAACGGCGCGGCGAACTCCAGCAACGCCCAGAACATCACCTTCAACAGCCCGGCGACGCCGACCCACACGACGGCCGACATCAAGTCCGCGCCGACCGTCTACGCGCCCGCTCTGGCGACGACCCTGACCGAGACCTGCATGGGCTCGTCCAGCGCCGCCGGTAGCGGCATGGGCTGGGGCCTCTCGTTCGGGAGCACCTGGGAGGACAAGGCCTGCGAGCGCAGGCTGAACGCCGACCGCGTGGCGGGCCTGTTCGGCGACCGCGAGGCCGCTCGGGCGATCATGTGCGGCGACAAGTCCGTCTATGACGCCTTCGAGCGCGTCGGCCGCCCCTGCCCCGGCAGTCCGAACTACCATGCGGAGCAGAGGGAGTTCTACCCGTCCAGCCCGGCCGACGTGCCGCCCCCGCCGCCGCCCCCGCCGCCGCCTCCGGAAGCCGCCCCGCCGCCCCCCGCGACGACGATGGCGCCGATCCCGAACCCGAGGACGCCCCGGAACTGACTACCCGCCCGATGACCATCCAAGCCCCCCACCCACGGGATGGTCAACGCCCCAAAGGAAGCGGGCTCTGGTCGGCGCGGTCCTTCACCCGAGGGGCCGCGCCGATTAGCATCTGAACCAGGGAGACCGCCATGCCCCACCCCGTGATCTACGCCGCCGCCGCCGTGATGCTGATCCCGTCGCTCGCGCCCAGCATCGGACCCATTCCCTGCCAGACCGACGCGCGCATCACCCGCGCAGCCGAGGCCACCGATATGGAGCGTGCCGATCCACATCGCCTCGCTGGCATGCGCCCGGTGCAGCCCGCCAGCCACATGACCGTCCGCTGGCGCGGCGGCTGGCATCACCATCGTCGCTGCGTCCGCGTCGGACACCACTGGCGCTGCCGCTGATGGCGCTGGGTCCCGGCAAGTACGACGACCTCGCGACCCATGTCCGAGAGGAGACCGACGCCCGGCTCGTGATCATCGCGGTGATCGGCGGGCACCAGGGCGGCGGCTTCAGCGTCCAGACGCTCGACCCCAAGATGATGCTCATGCTGCCGGAAATGCTCCGCAACATGGCGGACATGATCGAGCGCGATGTCAGCTCGGTCCCGTGATCGAGGTGACGATCCAGACGCCTGCCGTCCCGTACTTGTTGCCCAGCCACTTCAGCCGCACCGTGGTGATCTGGTTGGCGCTGCCGAGCGTCAGCGTCGGGTTCGGCGCCCTGATCGGCGCGTTGCCGCCGGTCGCCGACGTTCCCCAGGTGATCGTGTAGGGCGTCGCGGTGAACTGCTCGAAGATGATGTCGAGGTCTAGCTCCAGATTGGCGGGGAGCTGCGGCAGGTTCAGCGTCGCGCTGATCTCGACCCAGAAGTAGAGCGACTTCGTCCCGCCGATGCCCAGGTTGTTGTTGGCCACCGGCACCGTGAACGGGTTGGTGTTCAGGTACTGGACGCCGGGCGCGATGGAGGGTCCCGGCCCGGTCGGCAGCAGCCGCCGATGCACCGCAGGCGTGGTGTCGCGCACGAAGCTGCTGGTCGGGCTGAGCAGCGTGGACGGCTGATCCTCGCTGTCCATCGGCCCCATGCGCGAGCCCTTGCCGTAGGGAATCTGGCCGCCCGTGAACTGCTTGACGCCCCACATCGCGTCGAAGTCGATGGGTATCCAGGCGATGCCGCCGCCCGCGCCCCCAGGCCCGCCGTCCCAGATCGGCTGGCCCCAGTAGCCGGTCATGTCGTTCGCGGTGACCCCCGAGTTCAGCGGCTTGCCGTCGTAGGGATGCACGAGGCTGAAGGCGAGCGTCGAGACCATCGCCACGGCGCTGGTGTTCGAGCCGGTGTACATCCAGTCGTAGCCGCTGTTCACCGGGTTGTTGAGCTGCCACGTCGAGCCGGTCGCGCCCGCCGTGCCCGAGAGCAGCCCGACGAGCTGCGTACCCACCGGCACCGTGCCGGTCGCGCCGATCAGGTAGTCGCCGGGTTGGGGGACGCCCTGGTAGCCGTTGCCGACAGTCAGCACGTTGCCGGTGATCGAGCCGCCGAACTGCGCCGACTGCGGATAAATCTGCGGCGAGTCCACCGAGTAGGTCCCGGCCCCGCCCGCCGGGCCGGTGAGCTGCCCGGTGACCCTGGTGCCCGGTGCGCCGCTGACCCCTTGGCCCGCTCTGAGCGGCTGCGTCGGCGTCGTGGTGACCGTCAGCGTCGAGTAGAGGATCGAGCCCTGGAAGGTGCCGCCGTTGTTGACCGCGCCGACCTTGCCGATCAGCGCGCCGACATCGCCCACTTGCCCCGGCTTCTGGACCGTGAACCGCTGCGCGCCGGGGACCACCGCATAGGCGCCGACCGGCGCGTTCGAGTTGCCGGTGACCCAGTTGCTGCCCTGCTTGACGCTCCAGCCGTAGCCTGGGCTGTTCTTCAGGTTGGAGTTGGTGCGGCCGAAGTTGGCGGTCGGCACGCCCAGCCAGTTGATCGGCGCGGTTCCCGTCTGGCTCTGGATTTTGAACGCGGTCGGATAGGCGCTCGGCCAGCCGACAGCGGCGGCGGTCAGGGTGACGGTGTTCGCGGTGCTCGACTGGATGCCGGTCCACGCGGCGTAGCCGTTGGAGGCGTAGCGGATCGCGATGGGCCAGCCCGCGAAGGCGTTCGCAGGCCAGTTGGGCTGCGCCGTCAGCGCGGCGCCGTCCGCGACGTTGACGCCCGCTGCGCCTGCCAGCGTGTAGGTCCCGGCTTGGCCGCCGGTCCCGTAGTTGAAGCCGCTGACAGTGACGCCGCCCGGCACGCCCGGCCCGGTGATCTCGTCGCCGATGTTGAGCTGCCCGCCGTACTGCCCCATCGCATCCACGGTCAGCAGCCCGCCCGAGATCGCGCCCGTGAACGGCGTCGAGAAGGTGATCACCGTCAGCGCGGTATTGAGCTGCCCGAGCTGCCAGTCGGGTCCGCTGTCGTCCACCGCCATGACCAGCGAGAAGTTGTTGCCCCCGCCTGCGGGGAAGAGGCTGTAGCCCAGGTGCTGGTGGGCCGCGACGCCGAAGCCTGCGGCCGGGTAGCTGCCGAAGCCAGCGGCCTGCGCCATCGTGTAGGCGTGCAGCTCCGTGGAGTAGTTCACATCGATGCAGGCGACGATGCTCTCCGAGCGCGTGCCAACCGAGTAGCTGTTCTCGGTGCCGACTTCGGACGAGTAGATGTCAGCCCCGTCCATCGTGATCTGATTGACCTGGGGATAGACGTAGTAGTTGTAGGGGGCCGCCTCGAAGAGCGTGTTCACGCTGGAGAAGCAGCCCGCGCCCTCGTTGTCGATGCTGCGGCCGGGGCAGACGACGAAGTTGCCGCCGATGAACAGGATGCCGATGGCGTTCGCGCCGCCGATCCAAACCCCGTTCAGCGTCGAGGAGGTGAAGAGGTTGATGAAGACCTGGGTGTCGGTCTGCGCCGCGCCGCCAGCTTTCGCGAGCGCCACCGCGCCGTGGGTGCTCGGCCCGCCGCCGCCGATGAACCAGTCGCGGAAGGTGTTCGCCTGGGGCGCAAGGCCGGTCACGAACGGCTGCGAGTTCGGATCGTAATCGACGCTGACCAGCCAGCCGGTGCAGCCGGTGGCGCTGGTGTCGCTGACGCAGAGATTATCGACGCCGCTGTAGGAGATCGCGTTGAAGAGGACGCCCGGCCCGGCGGTGCTCCACTGCGCGGCCGGGAGCTGCTGGCCGCCCATGTTGCCGTGCCAGCGGATGACGCTCGATGAGCGATGCTCGAAGACGAGGTCGAGCCCGACCGCGCAGCAGCCCAGCAACTGGTTGGTGTCCATGTAGCCGTTCGGACACCAGCCCGCCCGGTTCAGCGAATAGGCGCCGCCCTGCTTGTTCCAGATCGCGCCGCCGACGACGTTCATCTGCTCGCTGAGCACGTCCTGGGCGCAGACGCCGACGATCCAGTTGCCGATCACGCCGGGGCCTTGGGTGGTCGCCAGGATGTAGCAGCCCGGCAGGATCACGCCGTAGGGCGGCACGCCGCCTGGGGGCGCGGCGATCAGGTCGCCGACCTGGGGCGCGGGTCCCGCGTAGAGCGCGTTCGACACCAACAGCGAGCCTTGGGGGTTGGTGATGTAGCAGGCGAACTGCGAGCCCGAGGGCGTCGCGGTGCAGGGCTGGGTGCTGCTGCCCAGCGAGCCGGTGATCTGCGGGATGCCGACGCCGTAGCGGATGCCGTCGCCGAAGTCGTAGACGACGGCGGTCCCGGCCACGATGTTGGCGCCTGCGAGCTGCTGGCCGACCGAGAGGCTGTGCGGCCCGCTGATCCAGGCCGAGACGGTGAGGATCGCCGAGGTGATGCTGCCCTGGAAGACGGCGGGCGGCGAGGAGCGCGCGCCCGCGCAGGCGTAGAGCCACTCCTGAAGGCAGATGTAGTCCCAGTAGGTGCCGGGCGGGTACATGCCCTGGCCGGTCGGCAGGCCGACCCACTGCGGATTGTTGATCACGTCGGTCGCGGTGATCTGCGCGCCCGAGCTGTCGCCCAGGTAGCCGCCGGGCTTCGAGTAGAACCACTGGGCGTTCACCCGGCTCTCGACAAGCCTCGACCAGGGCTTGCCGCTGGCGTCGTGGATGCAGGTTCCGCCGTCGTCGCGCTGGCCCAGCGTGCCGGGCACGAACGTGCCGCCCAGGTGCGGGTCGCTCAGCGTGATGAGGTTCGCGGTCGGTGGGAACGTGGTCCCCCGGATCGCCGTGTAGCTGGTCACCGTCGCCGCCGAGCCGCCGCCGCCTGCCGCGCCCCCCGCGCCGCCCGAGGACACCCGCCACGTCGCCGCCGAGCCGCTGGGGTTGCTCAGGACGGCGCAGTCGAGCGCGGCGTACTGGACAGGCGTCGTGAAGGTTCCCTGCGGGCTGACCATGTTCGCGCCCTGCGCGGTGATCTGGCCGGTCCCCATCTGGAGCAGCTCGACCTTGAACCCCTCCGGCAGGGTCGGCGGCAGGGTGACGTGAACCGCCGCGCTCGCGGTGAAGCCGAGCACGGCGTTGTTGTCCTTCGGCTGGACCGTGTAGGCGGTCGCGGCGATCTGCTCGATCAGCGTGACGGGCTGGTTGGCCTTCAGCGTCAGGCGGTCCATGAGGGTCTCCTCAGACGACGTTCCACTGGCCTTCGGCGCGGACGATCCGGAAGCGGTCGAGCGGCGCGTTGCAGAGTAGCGTGGTGTCCGTGTAGACGCCGCCGACCATCGGCTCGCCGTTCTGGGTGACGATGCTCGCCGCCTGCGTGGGCGGCATGGTGTCGGTGAGGATGTCCACCGCGTCGCCGTCGTTCACGGCGTCCAGCAGCGGCAGCGTGAGGACGTAGCCGCCGCCAGCGACGTTCAGGAAGTAGGCCGAGCCGACCTCCAGCGCCGTCGCGGCGGTGACGATCACGCAGCCGAGGATGTCGGCCAGGGTCGAGCGGCTGGCCGGGTAGCCGGGGCGCGTGGCCAGGAGCCCGGTCGGCTGGCCCGCCGAGCGCGGGACCAGGGCGTAGTCGCTCAGCTCTCGGCCGACGACCGTGCGGGGCGCGGGAAGCGCGGGGCGCGGGGGCATATCAGGCCACCTTCGTCAGGAGCACGTCGTCGTAGACATCGGCCTCGCTGGAGCCAAGCGCGACGCCGCCGCTGGTGAGGTTGGCGTTCTGCCAGGAGTCGAGTTCGATGGCCCCCGCCGCCGCCAGGACGAAGAGACCTTGCAGCGTGGCGTTGCCGCCGTCCGGCACCGAGGTCGAAGCGCCCGAGTAGGTGTTCTGGCCCGAGACCACCGTGACGCCCGCGCCGGTGCGGATACGCAGCTTCATCTCGACCACGGTGGCGGTCGCCGAGGCGTAGGCGCTCGCGGAGGCGCGCACGAGGTAGGTCCCGGCGGGCAGGTTGGTCACTTGGTTCCCCGAGAGCGTCGCGCCGGGGATGTTGTTGGCCGGGTTCGACCAGTTGAGCGTGCGGATGCTCCAGCCCGACGCCGTCAGGGCCTCCGGGTTGCCCTGGTTCTGGAAGTGCGCGTAGGTCGGGATGACGACGCCCATCGCCGCCAGGAGGCCCGCGAACGGCTCATCGACCGGCGGCCCCGCCACCAGCGCCGCCTTCACCGTGCCTGCTGGCATATTGGCCAGCTTGGCGTTGGTGATCAGGCCCAGGCCCCCGGCGATGGCGTTGGTCAGGTTGGTGACGAACGTCGCCAGCGACATGCTGCCGTCGTCCATCACGTTGACGCCGCTGTTGGCGACGAACTGCGCGAGGCCCGCCGCGACGAACGCGCCCTGGTGGACGGCGCGGTTGTAGATCAGCGGATCGGCGACGCCCGCGACGACGCCGTTGGCGGTGCGCGCATCGCCCATGTAGGTGGCGATGGCGGTCATGTTGGTCTGAAGCGACGGGACCCAGGCGACGAACTGGTTGGTGCCGGGGGCGAGCGGCTGGACTTCGGGGTCCTGTTCGAGCACCGGAGCTTCTTCGGTCATCGGCTGCGCTCCTTCAGTAGCTCGCGAGCGGCGCGGTCCAGTTGCCTGTGCTCCAGCCGCCGAACTGGCTGGCTGGCGTTGGACTGCCCCAGGCGAAGATCACCGGCGGCGCCTGATTGTAGATGTTCAGCCGGACGCCCGCTGGCTTGATGTTGAGGTAGTTCTCGGTGATCAGCGACTTCTGCACCGGCGTCAGGCTCGACGGGATGAACAGGCTCATCGACATGTCGCCGCCGTCAGCGATGTAGAACGTCGCCCCAGGCGCGAGCGCGGCGAGGATCGCGTAGGCGCCGCTGATCGAGCCGTTCCAGTGGTTGGCCAGGATCGTCGCCCGCAGGTAGGCCTTGTAGTCGGCGTCGGAGAGCGCGTTGAGCGTCG